AGCGGTATTACGTATGGATAGATGTATATTAGTTTACTAAAAAAAATACTTTATATTTAAAATTAAGAATCCACATATCAAAAATATGTGGATTTTTTATTAACTATTGATAAAAAAACATATACGATTATATTTTATAATAAAAACAAATTTATATGGACGAAAGTTTAATTAATGCAGCAACAGAAAATTTCACATTACCACATGACGTGGTATCATTACCGAGTGGTGGAATTTTTTATAAATCTAAGAAAAAATCGGTTAAAGTTGGTTATTTAACAGCATCTGATGAAAATTACTTAATTGGTGCGATGGCTGGTAAAGAAAATATTGTATTTACTTTATTAAGAAATAAATTGTATGAACATGATTTACGACCTGAAGAATTAATGGATGGTGATGTTGAAGCGATTTTAATCTTTTTAAGAAATACTTCTTTTGGTCCGGAATATACTATTAATTTAATTGACCCAAGTACTAATAAAACGTTTTCACACACTGTTGTCTTGGATGAATTAAATATTAAACAATGTAAGCATCAACCTGATGAAAATGGTTTTTTTACTACAACATTACCTAAAACAGGTGTTACAATTAAATTAAGACCTACCACTTTTCATGACACTATTGAATTGGATAAAATGGTTGAACAATATCCTGTGGGAAGACAAGCACCAAGAGTGACATGGAAATTACAAAAACAAATTGTTGAGATTGATGGTGATAGTGATAGAGGTAAAATAGCGATGTTTGTTGATACTTTACCTATTATGGACTCTAAATACATAAGAACTTTTTTAAGAGAAAATGAACCGTCATTAGACCTTAAAAGAACTGCAACCGCCCCATCAGGAGAATTGGTATCTTTCGAGATAACCTTTGGGGTTGAGTTTTTTCGGCCTTTCTTTTAATTATCGACAACTTCTAATTGAGGAATATTATTTGATGGCTAAATTTATAAGAACATCATATAGTGACTTCAACGAGATGCCTACTTATGTCAGGAAATTTTTAATAAACAGAATTCTAGAAGATAATACACCAAAGACCTAAATTAAAATGTGTCTTTGGTGTATTTATTTATAAAACAAATTTAATATGCAAGATGCAAATAGTTTAGATGCTAGTGGACAAAAAGGTAAAGATATCCTTGATTCGTTTGGTAAAGCTTTATTGAGTAATTTTAGTACCGAGGCAGTTGGTAAAGTCGTTGCCGAACTTGATAAAGGAGCTAGTACTCTTTTAAAACAATTTGGTATGGGTCAAGAAATGGCTCAAACATTAAGGGCTACTATGGCTGATGCGGTTACTGATGTTAGAACTTTAGGTGGGGATATAGCGGACGTTATTAAAACACAACAGGATGCTTCAAAAGCTTTACAACGAAACGTAATATTATCTGCGGAAGTAAATAAAGACCTTTACGCTACAATGAAAGTGACTGGTCAAGAAGTTGGTGCATTAGTATCAGGATTTAAAGATGTTGGAATTGGTGCAGGACGAGTTGCGGGTGAAATGAAAAAAGTTGTTGATATTGCCACTCAATCAGGTGTAAATGCCTCAGATGTTTCGGCAAAAGTTTTACAAAATATGGATGCTCTTAACAAATATAATTTTGAAGGTGGTGTATCAGGTTTGGCTAAAATGGCCGCTCAAGCAAGTTTGTTAAGAATTGATATGAGTCAAACATTAGCGTTTGCGGAAAAAGTATTTGACCCGGAAGGGGCTATTGAAATGGCGGCTGCGATGCAAAGATTAGGTGTGTCTCAAAGTAGTTTACTTGACCCACTTAAAATGATGGATTTAGCACAAAATGACCCGGCTGAATTACAAAACCAAATTGCTCAAATGAGTAAACAATTTGTTCAATTAGGTAAAGACGGTAATTTTGAAATTATGCCGGGGGCAAAACGTCAAATGAGAGAGATATCCAAAGCGATGGGTATACCTTATGAACAATTGACTAAAATGGCGTTAGGTAGTGCAGAATTAGAGGACAAAATGAGTAAAATTCGTTTTCCTGATTTACCGGGCTTAGACGAAGATAAGCAAAAAATGATAGCCAATATGGCTGAAATGGGTAAAGGAGGTAAATATGAAGTCCAAATTAAAGATGAAGAAACAGGTGAAACTATTACCAAAGCCCTTGACCAATTAAATGAAAAAGATGTTGCAAATCTTGAAAAAATGGCTAATACTGCTCCAAAAACAATGGAGGAATTAGCTGTTAGTCAATTAAGTGTTACAGAAAAAATGGCGGCAGATATAAAATCATTGGCGGACCAAACTGGTTTAGGTGTTGCAAGAACTAAAGCGATGGGTAGTGGTATAAATTTACTTAGAGATACTTCTACCGCAGTTAGAAAAACACTTACACCAAAAGAGATGAGTACAAAAAATCTTGCGGCATCAATTGATTCGGGTATTGATAAAAGTTTAGATGTTCTTAAAAGATTAACAGACGGTGAAATAAGTCAGTTAGAAGCAAGACAAGAAATTGGAAAAAATTTATCAAAATTAGGGTCATTACTTAATTCAGCTTATGAAACCGGAATGAAAACTGCTGAAGAACAATCTAAAAAAATAAAAGAAGATTACCCTATATTTGACCAACTTAAAAAACTTATGTCGGGTGATATAACTAAGGCGGAAAGTAATAATAAACAGAATACAAACATTACTCAAACAGAAATTAGTAATGTTAGAAATACCTCAACAATCCCTACTAATACTACACAAACAACAACTAATCCATCTACTGATAGACCAATTGAAATAACATTAAATCACAATATAGATTTAAAAGCAAGTAGTAATTTAGATACAAACCAAATAGTTATGGCACTTAAAAATACGGATGTTCAACAAGGTATGGTCGGAGCATTAAAAGAGGCGATATATAGTAATGGTTTAATGGCTCCAACGGCAAACAAAACACAATTAATGAATAGTAATATAAGTGCGAGTTCATTAGCATAAAATAAAGTACAATCTATTTATAGGTAAATCAGAATATATGGCAGAGAGTTCATTATCATTTGCATCCACGTCTTCCTTTAGAAATTCACTAATGGTTAAAAACTTGGCACCTTACAGTGTTCAAGGAGTGTATACCCCACCTGTGAGTCAAGTTAATTATGAAACAATTTTAAGTGTTAGTAATGTTATTGATTCTCCGGATGAGTTAATTACTAATGGCTCTTATTCAAATTTATTATATCCGTTAAATGAATATGGTCCTGATGGGGGTTATAGTACTCAAATAAATTTTAACGGACCTCCTTTACCTGTTGCATCAAATCAAGGTGAGTATAATCCAAACGACACGGTTTTAGATTTAGTTAATGAATTTTTTATTGACGCTGCTTACATTCAAAACAGATATGGTCCTCCGGGTAGTTTTAATGATTTAGTAATTATTACTGATGTTGAGAATAACAATAAGATTTATCAACCTTATTGGGAACCGCCAAGTTTTGCTCCGTCATCATATTCACCATATAATATTTTATTATCACCAAATCCTATTGGTAGTAATGGATTATTATCACAAGATTCATTTATTGCAAGATTTGGGGCGACAGAATTAAATTCTTTATTGAAAAAAAGAATTGATGCTGAGTTATTTCAAAATACGTTAGGATTAATTAATTTAGAATCTCTACAAGACCCGTTTGAGGTTAGTATGATGTTGTCAGGACAACAACCTTTAGTTTATAAAAATTGGAAGATTACTGTACCTGAAAACCCTGTTGTTGCCGCGGCCGATTTCTTAACAAGATTGGCGGGGGCGTATTGGCCAGTTTCGTTAATACCGGGTGATTATTTTAACGATAACAACGAAAATAGTCAAACACAACAAACATCAAACGCATTAAACACCGTAAATCAATTAACGGGTGGTTTATTAGGTCCAATATTAAATCTTAATAGAAGTGGTTCACAAATATTCTTGGCAAACACCGGTAACGGACAAAGGTCAGTTTTATTTGCAAATATTAATTATAACAGATATCAACCATCGTATGATAAAGATTATGGGTTATTGTTTGGTGTTGCTCAAGGTTTAGTTAACTTATTAGTTCCAAATATTAATCCGGGGAATGGTACATTAGTTGGTGGTTATTATGTTGGTAATAGAACATCGGAACCATCTTATATTACTTCACCCCCAAATCAAATACCTGTTAACGCATTTGGTCAACAAGACCCTTCACCTGTATATGGTCCATCAGAGATGGGTATTTTGTATGAAGGTAATGAATCAGCTCTTAGCAATTTTGGTTTAGGAGGAAGGTCTTATAGTGATGGAGGAGGTATTGATGGTGGGTTTGTTTGGGTATCTCCAAAATATAAAGCCAATGCCGGATTCCGTGCAATACCGGGAGGTGGTTCAGGAACAATGGATGAGGATTTTCAATTGGTTAGTGGAAACATTACAAGAGATGAATCAACAAACATTGAGTTCAAAGAAACTTCCATATTAGACCAAACCCAAAGATTAATTGATTCTGCTGATGGTGTTACGGGTGAAGCTCGTTTAAAACACGTTGGTAATGCGATGAATCAAATTAGTAAAGTATTCAATGATGGATATAAAGAAATTACTAAAGGTTCTCAAGTTTTATCATATACTGATAATACAACTGGAGGTGATGCCGGTATAGAATATTGTAGGGTTTTTACTAAAGATAATCCATATTACACATATAATGATTTACAAAAAACAGATGGTATAACTACTACAGGTAGAAGATTTACTCATTCCGTTTTAGATAACACATTTAATTTGAATATTGCTCCTTTAAGAAATCCGGGGTCAACAAATATCATTGCAAATAATGTTAATGGAACGGGGGGATATGCTAAAAAATATATGTTCTCAATTGAGAACTTAGCTTGGAGAACATCAAGTAGGCCTGGGTTTACTTATGATGAATTACCTGTTTGTGAGAAAGGTCCAAATGGGGGTAGAGTTATGTGGTTTCCACCTTATGATTTAAAATTTTCTGATAGTAGTACGGCTAATTGGAATGACACATCATTTTTAGGTAGACCTGAACCAATCTATACGTATAAAAATACAAGTAGAAGTGGACAATTAAGTTGGAAGATTATTGTGGATAGTCCTTCGGTTATGAATACTATTGTTGAAAAACAATTAAAAGGTCAGAGTAAAGAAAGAATTAATTCTATAATTGATTCATTTTTTGCCGGATGTGTTAAATATGATATTTACGATTTGGCATTAAAATTTAATACTATTCCAACGAAAGATTTATATACATATCAAGAGATTTTAAGTAATCCAAGATTAACGGATGAAGAGTTAAAGAATGTTAGTGCAAATATACCAAGAGAAAATTCAGTACCTCAAGGGGGTGCGGGAACACCTGCAGATGCTGCGGTTCAAACGGCTAATCCCGATACCTCAATCGATGACTTCAAAAAGAACTATTCTCAATTAGCGTTTTATTTTGACAATGATATTCCTGACCCAAAATCACAGGGCACGGTTTCTTCAGTACCGTATAATATAACCTATTCTGCTTATACCGCACCATCAAACATCACTAAATATGTGGATACCGCAAGTGGAATATTTAATTCTGGTAGTGTTAATAGAAATGTAAAAGAATTTTTTGATAATATTGTAATATCAAATTTTAATAAAATAGCTAATAATAGTAGCAATTTTATTGTTGATGCTTACAACATATTAAAAGAAAAAAAGGGTACTATTAGTATTCAAATGGTGGGGTCAGCATCTGCTACCGCCAGTGTACCCTATAATGAAAATCTTTCTAAACGAAGAAATGATTCGGTAATTAAATTTTTAAAAACATATAAAATTGGTGATGCTAACTTAGCTCCATTTTTTGAAGACAAAACATTACAAATTACATTACAAAGTGGTCGAGGTGAACAAATTGTAATTCCTCAAGGGGAATCAGGTAGCGGTTCTCAAGTAGATTGTAGTAAAAATATTAAATCAAACACAAATACAACGACTTCAAATAAAGAGGCGGAAGTGTACTCTACAGATGCTATGGCGTGTAGAAGAGTTAAAATTAATAGTATTCTTGTTACTCCAACTGTAACAACTACAACAACAACTCAAAAAGTTGAAATTGTAACACCTGAAGTAACCGATACGACTATTAACACCATTAAACCGGTTCAAACGGTTGAAATACAACAAAAATTAAAAGAAGGTATTGGTAAGCGAATTATTAGACAATTATTAACTGAATGTGATTATTTTGATGTTATTAAAGAAAGTAATCCTATGGTGTATGGTTCTATTGCAGATAAAATTAGATTTTTTAATCCTGCATTTCACTCTATGACACCTGAAGGTTTAAATGCTAGATTAACATTTTTAAATCAATGTGTTAGACCTGGTGAGACCATACCAGTTATTGGTACAGATGGTAAACCAAAATATAATGATGCTGTTAATACGTCTTTTGGAGCACCTCCGGTATTAGTATTAAGAGTTGGGGATTTTTATAATGGTAAAATAATTCCAAAAACAATTTCATTTTCATATGAACCATTAGTTTTAGATATGAACCCAGAAGGTATTGGTATTCAACCGATGATTGCAAATGTTAATTTAAGTTTTGATATGATTGGTGGTATGGGATTAGCTAGACCTGTAGAACAACTACAAAATGCGTTATCATTTAATTTCTACGCTAATACTGAAATTTATGATGAAAGAGCTACAAAGACCGAAGATACTTCAGCTTTGGATGCTAAATTAGTTCAGTCAATATTAGATGCACAACCACCGGTTACAGTTAACAATGTTCAAAATGGTGTGGTTAATGATGGTGGAAATACGATTGGAGATATCTTAACTAATATTCCTGTAACAAGTGGTCAAACAGGTGAAATTACCTACATGACTATAATGGATAAAATATTAGATTCAACACAAGAATATTATACAAACATACTAAATCAAAGTGATAGTATTGTCAAATCTTACAATTATGGTGTTTGGCAGTTAATTACTCAAGATAGATTATATACTTCCGGAGAAATAAGTTTAAATTCTAGTAGTATATTGGCACCAATTTATGGGAAACCGGAAGGTGTTGAAACTAAAGTGGATTCATTGTTTAGTACGTTTATTTCAGATATAAATGCGGATAATCCAACAAATAAAAATTACATCATATCACGATTAGTTGGTTTTAAATTTACGGATGCGACAATTCAAAGAGTTAAAACAAATATGAATCAATATATTAACTCATTAAAAGGTGATTATAGTAGTGGTTTATTTACTAAAATTCAAGAAATAGTTGTCTTGGAACAAAACATGGTTCAGATAATTAGAAAAATCAATTTAGTTACAACTAAAACTGATGGTAAGATTTTAGATACGGGTGTTCCTCGTGTTTATACTATATCAGGTACAACTGAAGTTAATAGTGCTAGTCTTGGGTCTCCATTGGATACGTATGTGGAATTATGTGATGATTATCGTTTAGTTGGTCTTAGATTAGATGAGTTTAATCTTTTAATGGATGCTGAAAAAATAATCACAACTGTTACATCACCATATGAAGGTCCGGGTGAATTTGAGCCAAAATCTAAACAATTTGAAACGGCATCAGTTGAAGATAAAAGACAATTCATGGTAATGGCTCAAATATTTAACGATAAAAATAAATTAACACAATTTATAAACGCTATTATTAGTGGTGAGTTAAAGAATGATAATAAATTGGTTAGAAAATTTAATAATATTTGTGATGATTTTGCGGATTTAACTAAAAAAGAGTTAGTTGCTGAGCAAAAATTTATTAAAACAATTAGGGATAAAGAATCATATTCAAAATTTGTGAACCAACCTGCTTATCCTAAAGGTAAGTTAAGAAAATTTACATATACAACAGTTCCTGACCCTGCAACAGAAGCACAACAAAAAACGGATATTGCTAATTTATATAAAACGGTTAACGTAAATAATGATAAATTAACTTTTGATGGCAAAATAAAATTTGATTAATTATGGGTACTAAAGATTATTATAATAGATACAATAATTTTATTGTTAATGGACGACAAACCGTTGTTCCATATATTACTCTGCCAAGTAAATCCACAGATAAAAAATATATTTTCAAAGTTGCTCAATCTAGATTAGACAAAGTTTCACAACAATATTATGGGACACCTTTTTTTGGTTGGTTAATATTACAAGCAAATCCAATATACGCAGGCCAAGAATGGAATATCCCTGATGGGGCAATCTTGACAATCCCTTATCCTTTAATAGCATCATTACAGGATTACAACAATGACCTAGAAAATTACTTCTTTTATTATGGTAGATAAATCGGAAAATATATTAGTTGAGTTTGATTATAATAACATATCAATCATAGACCCAAATAAAGTCATAGACAGTGACGGAAAAGTACAAGAAAGATATGTTAAACAAGAAAATTTAGTGATGTATGCTAATTTAGAGTGTAAAGTATTACCACGTACTAAATTAGCACTTGGTGTTGCAAATAACGACCAAGTACAAACAGTTTCAATTGCCAGTATTAATTTTTTAAAACCGGGTGATAAAACATTTTTAGATAATTCATATACTGATGAAATAACAGGTAAAGATACAATCACCGGTAACGGTGTAAATCAACCAAAATTAACATCAGTATCAAATTCAAATAAGAGTAGTGATTATTATATTAAACAAACAATTAACTCGGGCGGTAAACAAGCATCTGTTGATAATGGGTTATTAGGTATTACGTCAATTAACATTAGACAAGGATTAGATTTTTTACCATCAATTACTATTGACTTAGAAGATGTTAAAGGTAGAGCTATGTTTGAGGCCGGTGATAATTCACCATACGCGGCATTTTTTAATTTACCTTACCCGATGTTTCAATTAACAATAAAAGGTTTTTATGGTAAAGCGGTTAAATTACAATTAATGTTACAAACATTTTCATCAAGATATGATACGTCTAATGGTAATTTTAAAATCAAACTACATTTTTACACATACAAATATACATTATTGAGTGAAGTACCTATGGCGGCGTTGACGGCTGTTCCACATATGTACCAATCTAGAGTTAATATACAAACTACTAAAGGTGGGGCTACCAACTTTTCAAATGTTCAGGACTCAATAGTATCAAGAGGTTATCAAAAAGTTAGAGAGTTATATAGTGAATATAAATCAAAAGGAATGATACCTGATGATTTTCCGGAAATAACCGTTGTTCAAATGAGAGATAGAATTGAAAATTTTATTAAAAACATTCTAACATCTTTTTCTCAACAAAATTTAGACCCATTAACTTACGTTGAGGAGTATCAACGATTATTAGGTAATTTGGATAAAGATGTTTATGTTGGGGCGGGAACTTCTTGGTTTTCCAAATATATGGATACTGAGAATTATTTGGTTATGAAAGGGGTTAATGGTCTTACTGAGGGTAGTAAAGTTTATACATTTAAACGTGAAATAGACACTCAAACAAAACGAACTGCGGCATTAAGTGAACTACAAGGTATTATTAGTAAGGCAAAAGAAAAAATGGATGAGAATCCTGTTTGTGGTGTGGATGGTAAATACACAATTGATGGTAAAACAAATACTAGTTCAAAATCAACATTTAAAATTACAACAGATATTTTTCCTGTTGAACCAAAATATGGGGATGTAAATGTTTTAGAAACATATCGACAACGAAAAAAATTATCAACAACACCAAATGCTGAACAACTTAAACAATTTGATAATGAATTGGCGGAACAAGGGGTTTTTAATTCTTTAGTAATAGTAAATAAAAAAGGTTCGGAAGAAAAAAAATTTCAATATTATATATTTGAAGGGGTTGGTCGATTTGAAGATTTAATCAATCAAATGGGTACTAATGTAAAAAAAGCTAAAGAAAATATTCAAGAAGCTTTAACAGAAGCTTTAACTAATTTATTACAAAAGAAAGATAATGGTATTGGGTTTGTTCCAAATATCCGAAATGTACTTGCGGTTATTTTTGCAAATGGAGAGGCGTTTTTAAGATTGATGGACGATGTTCACGTTCAAGCTTGGAATTTAAATGACACACAAATTAAAGCTAGAAGGAATTCTATTTTAAATCCTGAAACTGCAACTGCTTGTGTGGATAACGTATCTTCAGGAGATAATGAAACATTACCAATATACCCGTGGCCACAAATGTTAGTTGCAACATCAGGTAAGGATGGGCGTGAAATGTTTGAATTAACTTATCCTGGTGATAAAAACGTAATAAATCAAACGAAGGCGTATCAAACAGATTTATGGCCTGAAGTAGAATTTGTGGAAGAATTTATTAGGGCAACAACTCAAACGGTAAAACCACCTGCAGACCCGTTAACAACTGAAAATCCCTTAACGGATATTCAACGAGTATCATTGGACGCTATTGAATTTCCAATTAGTAATGCTGTTTATGACAATAAGGAAGAAATAAAATATTTTTATGAAATATTTGAAAGAATATTTTTAACGTCAAATTATTCAGGTTTATTAAGAAGTAATGGTAATACCCAAGACCAAGATAAAGTTACGGATGTTATTGCTGAGGCGGAAAGTATTAATATTATTCAAAGTTTATCTAACGATAACCCTTTTATTATTAAAAAATTAAAAGAGTTTGGGATTAATGCGGGTAATTTTGAGGTATTAATGAGACACATATCTAATGACGGTACGGGTGAAAGTTGGCAAAATTTTATAAGAGGTATTTTTAATACTTCTTACATTAAAAATAAAGTTAATAATTCTAGTTATGAATTTTTAAGTCAAAACTTGTTGAACGAAAATAAATCCCAACCATTAGTTTCCCTACCGGGTGAAAATAATGTTGTTAATTTTATCTCAAATTCAACCTCAAGTAATATTTTTAATTTAACTGATACATACCCATTTACAAATTTTCCTTGGGTTAAAAATGAATTGGCAAATGGGAATTCGATTTCGGATATCAAATCATCATATAACACAACAAAAGTATTAACGTATAATACTAATAAAAAAATTATATCTAATTTTTTAGATATAACTAATAATAATGATAGAAGACCGTTTACTAATTTTTTATTTAATGAAATTAAATCACCAATTTATTTCTTTGATTTAAAATTATTTTATGAAAATAGAAGTTTTGATAAACAATTACCAACAGAGGGTAATTTAAGATATAATGATTATTCAGGTTTGGTGGCTAGTAACCAAACTGTTTCAATGTTCAACACACCGTACTTTGTTAATTCAATACAACAAGGTGTTAAAAATTTTAGAAATAACGATGAATATCCATTTGTTGCGTCTGCTTATTTATTTTTAAATAGTTTACCGTTATCTACACTTAGAGAAAAATATAAAACTTATTTGTCAAATTCAGTAACTGATTTAGATTATATTTTTGCAACACTTAAGAAATTTGGTGCGGTTCATAAGTTACCTTATGCTTGGATATTGAAAATTGGTTCTGTTTGGAATAGATATAAAAATTTTGTAGAAACAGGTCAAGATATTTTGGATACCTCGTGGTCAGGATTTAGTTATGTACGCAACTATGACCCGGTAACAAATTCACCAACAAGAAACTATAATTTGATAATTAATGGTGCTCAAATGGATATTGTGTTAGAAAAAAATACAACATTAGGTACCGAAACATCTTCATTAATAAATACCGGTTTTTACCCATTATTAATTAATGATTTTAATGTGTTTTATCAAGGTTTCCAAATATACTCAGGTTACACCGATACTGATATTCAAAATGGATTTACTTCAGGGGTTACATTAAATTATGTACCTGAAGCAATAATTAATATGCCTGAAGGGTTTGACCCAAATAATCCAAAAAGAGATTTAAGAGTTATTCCTTGGTCGGTTTATATTACAACATTAGATAAAACTTCGTCATATATTGTACCATCACAAGGAGCATTGATAAATCAAACAAGTAATGAATGTATTACTGAAGAAACTAATCAACTAAAATATGAGATTACCGGTAATACCGCAATGTATAATGGTTCGGTTAGAATGTTTTGGTCGGCACCTAACTATGGGTATTTTGATATAAATAAAGTTGTTAAACCAACACCAATAAAGTACTTAAAACAAGTATTCAACATTACGGGTGATACCAAACAAGAGAATTTCTCAATTAACGGTAAACAAGACCAATACACTGAAATAAGTGAAATATTCTCAGTATTTGAAACAGAGGTTTTAGATAGTTTTGAAACAGAATTTTTAAATTTTTCAAAATCAATATATGATTTTGATGATGAGTTTATTTCAAATAGTGATAGTGAAACAACAAAATCGTTCAAAAACTTTCAAATGTTAATGAGAAGTTTGATGAAGATTCCAAAAGTGGGGGGAACAAATATTAATACTGAATTAGTTTCTGCGGTTTCAGATTCGCAGTTGAATGTTTTAACTAATATTTTACAGTCATTTTTAAATTATGACGTTGTTTTCAAATATGGTAATCCGGCAAACTTTGATAAAAGATTATTTTATACTTTTTCAAATGCGTTAATCGCTGACCCATATACTTGGAGTAAATATTCGTTCCAAACACCAATTCCATTACCAACATCAGGGGGGACGGTAACATTATCACAATCAATTACAAATTACCCAAATGAATGGAGAGCGTTACAATTATATGTTGGTTTTTCGGAGATACCTCAATTACAATATACAAATAATGGTTCATACATTACAGATTTTTTTGTTGATTGTAATATAGATTTTAGTGTTGAAAATATAAAAACATTCGCACCTATTATTAAAATTTATGCGACTCAAAAATTAAATGATGATACTCTGAATTATAATAAGTTTGTTAATTTAATGAATGATTATATTGCAAGTACGGATAAATTCCAAAGTATTATTATTAATAAATTAATGCCTAAATTACAAAAACAATTACCGGATGTTGGTAGTACACCTGATACTGCACTTGCGACAGCATTAGAAGGTCCTCAAACAAAATTAGAATATTGGGAGGCGTTTAAAGCGTTAAACGATAAATGGATATCAGGTAATGACTTTAAAACTAAAACACTTTTTGAAGATGTTTTATTAATGGATAGGGCAAACAGAAACATTGGGGATAAAGTATTGGTTGATGTTAATAAATTAAAATTTAGATTAAAAGATATAAACCCTAAAACAAGTATGTTGACGTTTGTTCAAACAATTTTAGTTGAAAATAATTTTGTTGTTATGAACATACCTTCATACGTTAACTTTTATAATGTACAAGATGCGGTCAAAAATCCTGTTCCAAAACCAGAGGGGTCTCTTGATTTTGCTAACACGATGTTTGGGACGTTTTTAAATGTTGATTATAGAAATTCTTCAGCAAAAATGGTGTGTTTTTACGCGGGTAAACCAAGTGAACAACCTGATTTTCAAAACAATGCTAATGTAAGATTTAAAGGGGATTCTTTTGACTTAAGACGTGCTAGTGATAATCCATTAATTGAAGACCAAATAGGTAAAACCGATTGGGATAAATCTAATAAAGTTGTTGGGTTTAATGTTGATGTTGGACCGCAAAGTCAATCAATTTTCCACGGATTCCAAATAGACCAAAGTGCGGGACAAGCAACTGCAGAATCTTTACAACAAACTGATGAGTTGGTTAAACAATCTTCAGGTAAAGTTGCGGGTACACAAAATATTTCATTATATAATTTATATAAAAATAGAAGTTACGCTTGTACCGTATCCATGATGGGTAATGCCATGATTCAACCAACAATGTATTTTAATTTGAGACACGTACCAATGTTCAGTGGGGCGTATATGATTCAAGAAGTTAATCATAGTATTGGGCCGGGAACATTTGAAACTGTGTTTAAAGGAATCAGACAAGCGGTGTCAAATTTACCTGAAATAGATAGTTACATTCAAACTTTAAAAACTAATTTATTGACTTCAATTATTGAAAAAAATAAACAAGACAAACAAGAGGCGATAAAAGAAAGTGCTACAAAAGGGAATAATGTTATTAGTGAAACTAATGATACTGTTAAAGAAGCTACAAAGAAAGACGCAAATAGTTCAAAAAATTCTTCACAATGTAAACCAGTGAGTAATTATGAAAAATATGGGAACGTTGATTCCCCAACAACAACTAAATCTAAATATAAAGATGCTATTGGTACAATTATTGCTCAAACCGATGACCAAAGATTAAGATATTTAGTTTTTGCGGCAATTTATTTAGGTTCGTCAAATGGAACTGAATTAGAAACAAAAGAAAATAACTATTCAGGTATTAATTTATTACAATATTGGGGTAATCCGGGGCTTAATTATTTTAATCAACAATATTATTGTAGTTCAACTGATGTACCATATTCAATTTTTTCGGATTTATCTAAACATATTTCATTTTTAATTGATAGATGGAAAGGTAGGGTAACACAGTTACCTGAAATAACGGCAAAAGAGATTGTTAAATTTTACACATTATATTTCTCAGCAAATCAAAAAAATATTGATGTATATAACAAATTGGTTCAAGATAATCCGAGTCAATTAAGTCAGATGGAAACTAGTGTTCAACAATCTATTAACCTATTTAAAACCGGTAGTGGAAATGTAAGTGGTACTCCGCCACCTAATGTTCCACCACAAGGTCAAACAAATCAAGGTATTTTTGAAGAAAGTTTTGTTTTTAGTACTTATTATTTACAAAGACTAAAAATTAATGCTGGTGGTTCTTTAAGTGGTGATTTTTTTGTTTTAAATGAAGGAGCGTTATTAACGCAAGATTTTAATGCTAAAATATACATTAGTGGTCAAATGTCAGATATATTAATTAGTAATTTTACAATAAAGAAAGGTGATAATAAAGGTTCTTTTATTAGTTCTCCTAATTTAATTGAAGCTTTAGAACTTGCTAGAAACCCAAAAACATATGAAATTGTGTTTATTGTTATAGTTGATGCTTTTCCAAACATTAGATTTGTTAATAAAGGGTTTGTTAAAGTAATTATGCCATTAGATTGTCCTGACTACGGATTTAAATATCGTGACATAATTGATGCTGATGATTGGGATGCTATTAAAGATAATATTTGTTGTGAATGTTATAGTAAACCATATACAGGAACGGAAATTGTATGGGACGGAAAACCATGTTCTAGAAACGGAACAAAATGTTAAATTAAATTTTTTCAAAATAAAAGATATTTATAAATAAAAAGATTATGAACACAAAATTAATATTAGATAACTATTTAGGTAAAAATACCAGAAGTACCGAAAAAGATTTGGGAGATGGTTCTAAACAAGTATGTGATTTAGACACTGGAGATTGTTATACTATCAGAATGAAAGATGGTTTAATTGAAAGAGTTGATAACACATTAAATAAAAATAAAAAAATTCAAGTTGAAACCTTAACAGGAGTAAAACAACTATTAAACGGTTAATAACATGAAAAAAATAGACAATCAAATTTTAGAAGAAATCGCTAGATATAATTCTATCAATAAATATATTGTTGAACAAGATGCTACATTACCTCCACCACCTGGTGAGGTTGACCCAAACGCAGCTCCGGCACCGGATGCGGGATTAGCTCCACCGGCAGACCCAAATGTTGCTCCGGCACCGGCAGCACCTGCAGGACCTCAACCTGTTGATGTGGCAAATGACCCGGATGTAGAAAAAATTGGTGATGATGAAAAATCAGAATCAAAAACGGAAGAAATGGATATTACTGATTTAGTGAAATCACAGAAAAAAGTTGAAGAGAAACAAGAAGAGTATTTTAATAACTTATTCCAACATTTAGACAATTTAGAAACTAAATTAGGTGAGATGGATGGTATCATGACTAAATTAAATGATTTAGAAGCTAAGGTTGAAAAATACAGAGAAAAAACTCCTCAAGAAAGATTAGAATTAAGAACATTAGATTCAGGACCTTTCAATCAAAAGTTAAGTCAATTTTTTGATGATAAAGAGGAAGATATGGAAAAAACAGGAAAAAATGAATATGTTTTAACTCAAGACGAAGTTGAAGATTATTCACCAAATGAGATTAAAAAAACCTTCAGAAATTTTGAAGACGAAGTAAATCCATTTAGACAAGTAAGATAATTTTAACGGTCTTCGGACCGTTTTTTTTACAAAACAATTTGACAAACACACGGCTGACACTTATACTTTAATAAACCTTTAAATATTTTAAACACTATGGCGACAAATTCATTAGACGCAGTTTTGGCTCAATACGAGCAATCAAAACAAGGTAGTTCTTCTTCTACCTCAAAATTTACACAAGAAGAGAGAATGAAAAAATACTTCGCGGCAATCCTTCAAGACAAGGAAACTCAAGGGCAACGAAGATTAAGAATCTTACCAACTAAAGATGGTTCTACACCATTTAAAGAAGTTTGGTATCACGAGATTCAAGTAGATGGAAAATTCCAAAAATTTTATGACCCGGGAAAAAACGACAACGAACGTTCACCTTTAAATGAGGTTTACGAAGAACTTCGTTCAACCGGAAAAGAATCTGACAAAGAGTTGGCTAAAAATTACTTATCACGTAAATTTTACATTGTGAAAGTTATTGATAGAGATAACGAGGCAGATGGTGTTAAATTTTGGAGATTTAAACATAACTACAAAAACGAGGGTATTTTAGACAAAATTATCCCAATTTGGAGAAATAAAGGAGATATCACAGACCCTTTAACAGGTAGAGATATCATTTTAGAATTGACTAAAGCAAAAACTCCAAAAGGTGCTTTTTACACGGTAATCCAAACAGTTATGTATGATGATGCGGCTCCTGTTCACGAGGACAAAGCAACTGCTGACGGATGGGTTAACGATGAGTTATCTTGGGAAGATGTTTACTCTAAAAAACCTGTTGAGTATTTAGAAGCTATCGCAAGAGGTGAAACTCCAAAATGGAATTCTGACAAAGGTGGTTACGATTATGGTAACTCTGATGAAGATGAAATGTCTTTTGGTGGTTCTAAACCATCTGCTCCGGTTGACCCACAAGCGGATGCTGAAGGGGATGACGATATGCCATTTTAGTCAAACAAAACTTATATTACTTAACATAGACACGAACATAGACATCGTGTCTATGTTATCTAATAAAACCACTAAAAATTAAATTAACATATACATATGGCAATTAAAAAACACGATTTTAAGTCCATTAAGGACAAATTCTCAACATCGGCAAAATATAAGCCACAAAGTTTTTTTGACTTAGGTCCTGACTTTTTGGATGCTGTTGGATTACCTGGTCCGGCTATAGGACACTTAAATATGTTCTTGGGTCATTCAGACACAGGAAAAACAACTGCTTTGGTAAAAACTGCTGTTGATGCTCAGAAAAAAGGTATTTTACCGGTATTCATAATTACTGAACAGAAATGGTCGTTTGAACACGCTAAATTAATGGGTTTTCAATGTGAAGAAGTTGTTGATGAAGAAACCGGAGAATTAGATTGGGATGGGTTCTATATATTCAATAATAATTTTGATTACATTGAGCAAATTACGGATTATATTAATTTATTACTTGATGCTCAAGAAAAGGGTGAATTAGATTATAGTTTGTGTTTTATGTGGGATTCTGTAGGTTCAGTTCCTTGTAAAATGACATATGAAGGCCGAGGCGGCAAGCAACACAATGCGGCAGCATTAGCTGATAAAATTGGTATGGGTATTAATCAACGTATATCAGGGTCACGTAAAGCAGATTCTAAATATGAAAATACTTTGATTATCGTAAACCAACCTTGGGTGGAGTTACCGGATAATCCATTTGGTCAACCTAAAATTAAAGCAAAAGGGGGTGAGGCTATTTGGTTAAATTCATCATTAGTATTTTTATTTGGTAATCAAAAAGGTGCAGGTACAACTAAAATCACAGCAACTAAAGATAAAAGAACTATTAAATTTGCTTCAAGAACAAAAGTTTCTGTAATGAAAAATCATATTAATGGACTTGGATATGATGATGGTAAGATAATTGTAACTCCACACGGATTTATTGCTGGTAAAGATACTGCCGAAGAAAAATCAAACATTGAAAAATACAAAAAAGAGTACGCCGATTATTGGAAAACCATTATTGGTACTGATGGTGATTTTGATTTAAAAGAAGAAAAAGAAGATAATTAAAAATGGAAACTAAAGTTTGTTCTAAATGTAAGGTAGAAAAACAAGTTTGTGAATTCGGTAATTCAAAATTATCAAAAGATGGGTTGTTATATTCTTGTAAAGAATGTAATAATAAAAGAAGTGTTGATTACCGTAAAAATAATTCTGAAAAAGTTTTAGAATTAACTAGAAATTGGACTAAAAAAAATCCTGAATGGGTTTATAATCGTCACAAGAAATGGAGAAAAGAAAATCCGGAAAAAGTTAAAGAAATGAGAGGGAATTGGTTAAATAAAAATCCGGAAAAAAGAAAAGAATATCGTGAAAATTATAAATCAAGAAAACAAGAACAAAGAAAAGAGAGGAGAGATAAAGACCCTATTTTTAATTTAACCAATAGATTGAGATGTAGGTTATGGAAATATTTAAAAATTCTTAACATAACTAAAACTAATAAAACTTTCGACATTGTTGGATGTTCACCCCAATTTTTAAAAGAACATTTAGAAACCCAATTTACTGATGGTATGAGTTGGGATAACAGGAGTGAGTGGCATATTGACCACATCATTCCATTATCATCGGCAAAAACAGAAGACGAACTTTATAAGTTGTGTCATTATGAAAATCTTCAACCATTATGGGCTGAGGATAATTTGAAAAAAAGTAACAAAACATTATAGTAACGAATACAAACAAAACAAGTGGTTAAAACCCTATTAGTGGACGGCAATAATTTAGTAAAGATTGGCTTTCACGGAGTAAAAGATTATTATCATAATGGAAAACACATAGGTGCCTTATGGCACTTTGTGAACACCATTCGACGATTCATTGACGAACAAAACTTTGATAAAGTTGTTGTTATGTGGGATGGTGATGATAACTCTTTAACTCGAAAACTTATTTATCCCCAATACAAAGAACAACGTAGAGACAGAGATAACGAGTATAAGTTAGATTCTTTCACTGAGCAGAAAGAAAGAATCAAACAATACTTGGAGGATTGTTATGTGAGACAAATCAACGTAGATAATAACGAAGCGGATGATTTGATTGCTTACTATTGCCAAATCTCGGATAACGAACAAAAAACCATTTATTCGGGGGATAAAGACCTTACACAACTTATTTCAGATAAGGTGTCGGTATATTACCCAAGAACTAAAGAAACTTATCAATTAGGTAGTAAAATCAAATGTGATATTTACGAATTTCCTCATCAAAATATTAAAACTTATAAAATTTTATCGGGGGATAAATCTGATAACATTGATGGTATTTCAGGTTTGGGCGAAAAAACACTTATAAAGTTTTTCCCTGAGTTACTTGAAAAACCGGTTACGATTACCGATATTTTACAAAAAGCTGAGAACCTACTTAAAGAAAATAAGAATAATAAAACATTACAAAATTTAATATCGGGTAAAACTAAAAATGGTGTTCATGGGGAGGAATTTTTCGCTATTAATGAGAAAATAATAAATCTATCAAATCCGTTAATTACTGATGATGCTAAAGAACTTGTAGAGTTATATTATAGAGAAACGTTAGACCCGGATGGTCGTGGACATAGGAATCTTATAAAGATGATGATGGAAGACGGTTTTTTTAAATATCTACCAAAGGGGGATGACGCGTGGGTGAATTTTGTTAGACCCTTTATGAAACTAACAAGAAAAGAAAAAAGAAATTATAACAACAATTAATTAAAACTATGAAAGACCAAGAATCGGTAAAATTAGAATTCTTAATGATGGTAAATGATAACATCATTGTACAAAGATTTTTTAACGTGAGAGAGTTTAACAATGAGGCAAAGAACTCATTAGAACTTTATGAATTACTTCGTGAATTTAAAGAAGACATTCAAACTCAATTATCATTGAAAACAGTAACGTATATGTCTGATAATATGTACGAAATTATTAACAATCCGGCTATTTTGGAAACGTCATATACTGATGGTCCGGAGTACTTTAACATCTTCATCAAACAAAATGATGTGACAATTTGTCATAGACAAGTAGACGCTAAAGTATACCCTCCAAAGATAAGATACACTGTGGATGTACGCCCACACCTAAAAAACTTATTGATGAACTTGACTGACATTTTTTCATCTAAAAATTTAACAAAAAAATATCTGGATGTTACCTTAAGTGTGTAGTATTTATTAATACACTAAAAGAAAAATTATATGGCGTCAAACAAAAATTTCGAGTATCTAGGTAGTACCTTTCAGATACAATTATTAAACCAAATCATTATCGACAAAGATTTCTCAAGGTCTATTATCGATGTGATTGAAACAAGTTATTTTGAAAATAAATATTTCAAATTAATCATTCAGATGATTAAGGAGTATTATACAAAATACGAACACACACCAACCTTTGACACATTAGAACAAATCACAAAATCTGAGATACAACAACCTCTGGCGGCAAAAATCATTATTGATACCCTTAATAAAGTTAAGGAATCCACACTTGAGGGAGCGGAATTTGTACAAGAAAAATCAATGAAGTTCTGTAAACAACAGGAGTTACAGAAAGTAATGGTTAAAGCTCAAAAAATCATCGTCTCCCTCT